ATGACCGCCGCCACTGACAGCGCGGCTGGCAAAGCGGGCCTTGTGCCTGCACCCGCAGCCGGTGCACAGGGTAAATTTTTGCGCGGGGATGGGACGTGGCAGGCCATTGCGTCCAGCGGCCTGTCTGCCTACCCCGTGGGCAGTATTTTTCAAACAGTTAGCACTACCAGTCCCGCCGAACTGTTCGGCGGTACATGGCAGGAGATTGCATTTAACCGCGTGCTGATGGGTGCTGGCACAGGCTACACAGCGGGAAGCACGGTGGAGGCCGGACTGCCGAACATCACAGGCAGCTTTACAACAAAATCAACAGACGTAGGCGGGTCTCCCTTTAGTGGTGATGCTAACGTACTTTCCGCTAAGGGTTCTCTGGCTTTTAGTGAAAAGAGCACTAGTTATGGCGGTTACACTGGACATTCTGGAAGCCAATATAATATTCAATTTGATGCTTCTCGCTCGAATCCTATCTACGGCCGCAGCTATACCGTGCAGCCCGCCGCATACTATGTGCACATCTGGAAGCGCGTGGCATGAGAAAGGAGGATTTGAACGATGATCCCTGTGACATTTGACACTGTGGCAACATTGCAGTTTGGCAGTGAGGGTCACCCGACCAGTCTGCACTTTGCCATCCCGGAAGAGTGGAAAACCTGCAAAATCAGACTCCACCTGCGGCGCAGCGACGGTAGCTTTGTGCCCCCGATGCAGCTGGACGAAAATGGATGCGTAAAAGTAAACCGCAGTGACTCCGGCAAGACCGGCGGACAGTGGATGCTGTCGGCTGAAAGTCCTGACGGAAAAGTATCTTACTCGCGAATCGGCAAATATGTGACCCCCATGGAGGTGACACAATGAAGATCCTTGACGAGACCGGCGCGGTCGTGGAAAACCCGGACCTGACGCTGGGCTACCTGACCACCAGCACCGAAGAGATCACCCACCCCGCCGTAGAGGGCGTGGAGGAGCAGTGGCACTGGGAGACAGTGACCGAGTATCCGAACGGTGGCAAGGACGTGCAGAAGATCGTTGACCGCCCCGGCGTAAAGGCGCAGGAGGAATGGGTGGAACAGGTGCCGGTGCAGAGATACATCCGCTACACCGCCGAAGAGCTGGCCGCGCAGGAAGAAGAGCGCAAAAAGGCCGAAGCCCGGAAGAAGCTGCCGGACACGGTGGCGGCATTGCATGCTGCTCTGGCAGACGCGGACGCACTGAACGTTGACCAGGACTATCGCCTGACTCTTTTGGAGCTGGGCGTGACCGATGACGAAACAACTGAAAGCGCATAAACAGAAAGGAAGGAATACTATGGCACTTTATAACACTTGCAAACGCATGATCGAGCGCGGTCAGACCGCTGGTATGGCAAAGAAGCTGGACATCTTCTACGCTGCCAACAAGCTGACCGATGAACAGTACGCAGAACTGACCGAGATGCTGAACGAGAAGGACAGCGCGGAAAAAGCCGATCAATAAAAACAGGAGCTGAAAAATCAAAATGGCACTCTCGAACACGGCAACGCCGATCTACTACGGCCGGTTCCGGGAGGCCGTGATGCGCGGGGAGATCCCCGTTTGCAGAGAAATCAGCATGGAGATGAACCGGATCGACGACCTGATCGCAAACCCGGGCATCTACTATGACGATAAGGCCATCAACGGCTTTATTGCGTTCTGCGAGGACGAGCTGACCCTGACCGACGGCGGCGATGTGAAGATGCTGGACAGCTTTAAGCTGTGGGCAGAACAGATCTTTGGCTGGTACTACTTTGTGGAGCGGAGCGTGTATGTGCCGAACCCCCACGGGGCAGGCGGGCACTACGAGACCAAACGCATCAAAAAGCGTCTGGTAACGAAGCAGTACCTTATTATCACACGTTCGGCCGCAAAGACCATGTATCTGGAGTTCTTGCAGGCATACTTTATGACCGCCAACACGAACACCACCCAGCAGCTGACAACAGCGCCTACTATGAAGCAGGCCGAGGAAGTGCTGGCACCCTTCCGCACCGCATTGGCGCGGGCAAAAGGGCCGGTGCTGAAGTTCATGACCGATGGCAGCCTGCAGAACACCACCGGCGCGAAAGCAGACCGCGTGAAGATGGCAAGCACGAAGAAAGGCATTGAGAACTTTGTGACCAACAGCCTTTTGGAAGTGCGCCCCATGACCATCGAAAAACTGCAGGGCCGGCGCGACACGGTGGCTACCGTGGACGAATGGCTAAGCTGTGACATCCGGGAAGATCCCATTGGTGCCATTGAGCAGGGCGCGGCGAAAAACGAGAACTACCTGATCGTTGCGGCAAGCAGCGAGGGCACGGTGCGTAACGGATGCGGCGACGACATCAAAATGGAGTTGCTGAGCATCCTGAAGGGGGAGTACGTAAACCCACATGTCTCTATCTGGTACTACAAGCTGGACAGCATTGAGGAAGTGGGTCGACCGGAGATGTGGCTGAAGGCAAACCCGAACCTTGGCAAGACCGTGAGCTACGAGACCTACCAGCTGGACGTAGAACGAGCCGAAAAATCGCCCAGTGCTCGGAATGACATCCTTGCAAAGCGCTTCAATCTGCCGATGGAGGGGTACACATACTTTTTTCCGTATGAAGAGACCCTTTGCCACCGACCGAGAAGCTACTGGCAGATGCCGTGCGCCATGGGCGCGGACCTGAGCATGGGCGATGATTTTTGTGCGTTTACGTTTTTGTTTCCGCTTTCAAGCGGATATTTTGGGGTAAAGACAAGGGACTACATTACCAGCTACACCCTGAGCCAACTGCCCGTGAGCCGGAGAAACCAGTACGAAGAGTTCATGAAAGAGGGGACACTATTCGTATTTGACGGCACAGTGCTGGACATGATGCAGGTGTATGAAGACCTTGATAACTTCGTGCAGCAGAACCAGTACGACGTGCGGGCGTTTGGCTACGACCCCTACAACGCGCAGGAATTCGTGGAGCGCTGGGGGCAGGAGAATGGCACCTTTGGTATTACGAAGGTGATTCAGGGTGCGAGGACCGAGAGCGTGCCGCTGGGCGAGCTGAAAAAGCTGAGCGAACAGCGGAAGCTGCTGTTTGACGAAAAGCTGATGCAGTTTGCAATGGGCAACTGCATTGCACTGGTGGACACCAACGGCAACCGGAAGCTTTACAAGCAGCGGCAGGACCAGAAGATCGATGCTGTGGCAGCTATGATGGATGCTTACATTGCGTGGAAGCAGAACCGGGATGCATTTGAGTGATTACAGCATCTGAAATACTGTAATTGCAATATAAACCGTAAGCAGAGTTCCCCACTACAATGACTAGACTTTTTGGTACATAAATCCGTCCTGAGTCAAATATAGCTCGGAGGGGTTCATGGGTTCATTTAGTGCATTTTTAATTACCGTAACCAGTGGACTTAGCACCTGTTTTGTAAGATTATCAGATATTTTTAGAATGCTCTTTTCGGATTGAGTAAAGGGGGCAGGATCTTTTTTGAGGAAGGCCGCCTTGTGTGCTTCTCGGATATCCTTTGCGTAAGGGCTAATGGCATCGGAAATTTTGTTTTTCGTGTGCCCCAGCAGTAGGTCTGCCTCTGCAAGAACACTTTCCAGATAAACAGCATTCCAGTTTTGTGCATAATAGACTTCCATGATAGTGCTGATTGCATAGAGCTGTGATGATAAGTCAAGGTTCTGTTTTGCAATTAGAACAGGCTCCTGATTCTTTTTAGCGTCTTTTGCATTGACCCGGTGCTCTAGTTCGGTTGTGTAAAAGTCGATGTCCGCAATCGCTCGAATCTTAGAACGCTGGATATTCGTTAGAGTAGCTATGCGCTGGGGCTCGCTTAACATGATTGTGGAATAATTTCCAACGGCATATTTCACAAATGTCAGCTCGGAAAGAAGTTCTGTGCGCTTGGAGTCCTCTAAAAAACTAAGGACATCGTCAAGTTTTCGGCTGATTTCCGACATTTTAGACGAAATATCGGAGAGAAAGTATTGCCCGGTTGCGAAAGAAGCAATGCTAAAGGCATTAAATAGGGCAACGGATGCTGGATTGATTGGATGCAAGGATGCGGTTCCACTAAAATGCGAACTAGCATCAACCACAGTCGTGGCATAGCCTCCGTTGCGAAGATGCAAGAGCACTCCCTGGACACCTTCTGGAAATTTCAAAATGTAGGTTTTGGAAGCAGTATCTGAAACAATGGCTGGGGGAAGAAGTTGAAGCAAAGAATTGGCGGTAACTCCAGTTTGCTCTGGAAACTCAACTTTTCGGAACCGTGTCTTATCACTAAAGTCAAACGGGATATCGCTTGGAACGATTTCGCAGTTGAGGTCTTTTGTAGAAAGCAGTTCGTTACTGGCCATAATGACAGCCTCCTCGTAGTTTGTGAATCTATCATACAGCAGATAATCTATATTTGCAAGGAGCAGTCGAAAAAAGAAACAATGAAATCGCTTTCAATAGAGGATTTCTTATTAGAGAGGAGGTGATTATATGCACAGCTATAACGATGAACTTTACCATTGGGGCATCAAGGGCATGAAATGGGGCGTGCGTCGATATCAAAATAAAGATGGGACTCTGACTGCGGCAGGACGAAGCCGATATGTAGGGAGTAACGCTGAAGGAACAGATGAAAAGTCACAAAAGAGAGTTGGGCTTTCAGACAAACAAAAAAGGGCGTTGAAAATCGGCGCAGCGTTAGCGGTTGCTGCATTGGGAACGTATGGCGGGTATCGCTTGGCAAAGTCTGGCAAGTTAGAGCCATTTGTTGCTGCAGGCAAACAAAAAGCTGCTGAACTTATGGAAGAGGCGGGAAAAGAGCGGAGTTCAACTCCTAAAACTCATGCACATTCAGACTATACGCGAGCGCATGAGAAAAAGAGTGTTCGAGTGCTGAGCGATGAAGAACTTAATGCTAAAATTAACCGGTTGCAAAAAGAAAAGCAGTATGAATCACTGATTGCTACTCCGAGCAATGTGAAAAAGATGCTTGCGACAGCCGGAACGGCCGCATCAGCATTAGGAACCATAAGCACATTGTACAACAACTACAACGCTGTGGCAAAAATCGGAAAAAATCTTATTGCCTCAAAGAAAATCCAGAATCGTATGAGCACGATGAAGGTTCACTCAGAATAAGAAAGGCATCTATGAGAAGTGAAGCAACGATTGGCTCCCGCCTGAAACGGGCGTGGAACGCCTTTACGAACCGGGACCCTCCCGGGAAGAACTACTATGGCGGAGGGAGCAGCTACCGGCCTGACCGGGTACGGCTGAACCGTGCGAATGACCGTACGATCATGACCGCCATATACACCCGCATTGCCATGGACGCAGCGGGCATCACAATAAACCACGTAAGGCTCGATGAAAACGGACGCTACGACGAAACCGTTGATTCGGGCCTTAATTGCTGTCTGAACCTTTCCGGCAACAAGGACCAGACCGGCAGGGCGCTGCGGTATGACATGTTCCTCTCTGTACTGGACGAGGGCGTGGCAGCGCTGGTGCCGGTGGACGTGGATGTGGACGAAGAGACCGGCAAAGAAAAGATCCTTTCCATGCGGGTGGCAAAGGTGAAGGAATGGTACCCCGATGATGTGCGGCTGGAAGTGTATAACGACCAGACCGGACAGAAAGAGGAGATCACCCTGCCGAAAGCAGAAGTGGCCCTGATCGAGAACCCGTTCTATGCCGTGATGAACGAGCCGAACGGCACCATCCAGCGCCTTGTCCGCAAGCTGAACCTGATGGACGTGGTGGATGACCAGCTGGGGTCTGAAAAGCTGGACCTCATCATCCAGCTACCATATGTAGTGCGCAACGAAATCCAGAAAAAAAGAGCGGACGACCGGAGAGCCGAGATTGAGCGGCAGTTGACCGGCTCTAAATACGGCATTGCCTATACCGATGGTTCGGAACACATTACGCAGCTGAACCGCAGCCTTGAAAATAACCTCCTGAAAACCGTGGAATACCTGACCAACATGGCATACAGCCAGTTAGGCATTACCCCGGAGATCATGAACGGTACAGCAAGCGATGCGGTGATGACGAACTATGAGAACCGTACCATTGAGCCCCTTGTGGCAGCAGCCGTAGACGAGCTGAAGCGAAAGTTTTTGACCGAAGAGGACCGGAAGGAAGGCCGCGAGAGTGTGCTGTACTTCCGCGACCCGTTCAAGCTGGCACCGGTGAGCGCCGTTGCCGAGATGGCGGACAAGTTTACCCGCAACGAGATCCTGACGAGCAACGAGTTCCGGCAGCTGCTGGGAATGAAGCCCTCGAAGGACCCGAAGGCGGACGAACTGCGGAACAGCAATATTTCGCAATCCGATGCGGAAATTGCTGAGAGAAACAAAACGATCACGGCTGGAAAGGAAGCCGTAGAAAGGAGTATGGCAAATCAAAATGGCGAAGTTTGATTATGACTGCAGCGGCTGGGCCACGAAGGCAAAGACCAAGTGCTATGATGGCCTGACCATTGCGCCGAATGCGTTCCAGGAATGCGACGGCAAAGTTGTGACCATGGTGTACAACCATGACCATGACAACCTGGAAAACGTCCTTGGCCATTGCCTGCTGGAGAACCGGCCCGGGGGCATGTATTGCTACGCAAAGTTCAACGATACGGATACTGGCCGGACCGCGAAGGCCTGCGTGGAAAATGGCGACCTGAACGCTTTTTCCATCTATGCAAACTGCATCAAGAAGACCGGAAACACTGTCCAGCACGGCATTATTCAGGAAGTGAGTCTTGTGCTGGCAGGCTGTAACCCGGGTGCGCTGATCGACGAGGTGGTGAAGCACAGTGCTGACGAGGACTACGAGGGCGGCGAAGCATTCATCTACACAGACGGCGGCCTGAGCATTGCCCATGGACTGGACCCGGACGGCGAACCGCTGGACGACCTTGTACACAGCGGCGATGCAGCGACCGACAAAGCAACACAGGAGGAAGCCGAGAGGGCGGACGAACAGAAGGACGGCAAGACGCTGAAAGAGGTGTACAACAGCATGACACCCGAACAGCAGGAGTGCTGCCACGCACTGGTGGGCATGGCCCTGGAAAAGCGTGACGGCGAAGAGACTAACGATGAGGAGGAAGAAACCGTGAAGCAGAACGTATTTGAGAAGGACACGAAGGGCACCGTGCTGAAGCACAGCATCGACGAGATCAACAAGGTGGTGAAGACCGCCAAGACCTGCGGCACCATGAAGGCCGCTTTTGCAAATGCCGGCATTGAGGACAGCGAGGTGGACGCTTTGTGCCACGGCATTGACAATATCGACTGGCTGTTCCCGGAAGATCACCTGCTGGACACCACGCCCAGCATCATTGACAAGCCCGACGACTGGGTGAGCGTGGTGATGGGCGGCGTGAAGCACATCCCGTTCAGCCGCTTCAAGAGCCTGTTCGCCGACCTGACCGAGGATGATGCACGTGCCAAGGGCTACCTGAAGGGCAACTACAAGACTGAAGAGGTGTTCGGCCTGCTGCGCCGCTCCACCGGCCCGACCACGGTGTACAAGAAGCAGGAGCTGGATCGCGACGATGTGGTAGACATTACCAGCTTTGATGTGGTGGCATGGCTGCGCAACGAGATGCGCTACAAGTTGAACCGTGAGCTGGCACTGGCCTACATTCTGGGTGACGGCCGCATGGCAGCAAGCCGTGACAAGATCGATGAGAACTGCATCCGTCCGGTGTTCAACGACGCCGACCTGTTTACCATCAAAGTGCAGGTGAAGACCACTGGCCTTTCCACCGTGGAGGACAAGTACAAGGCCTTTATCAAGCAGGCCATCCGTGCCCGCAAGGACTACCGCGGCAGCGGCACCCCGACTATGTTTACCACCGAGGATGCCCTGACCGAGATGCTGCTGCTGGAAGACGGCATGGGCCGCCCACTGTATACGGACGAGGCCGCACTGGCCCGCAAGCTGCGTGTTGCCAAGATCGTGACCATTCCCGAAATGGAAGGCCGCAAGGGTGAGCGCCGATGGAAAGCATCATTGCCGCCATCCTCAGCGGTGTTGTGACCCTGATCGGCGTGCTGATCGCAAACTCGCGTTCCAATGCCGTAATGGAATACAAAATTGAGGAGCTGACCCGGGAGGTCCGCAAGCACAACGGTTTTGCGGAGAAGATCCCGGTCATCCAGAGAGACATTCAGGTGTTGAACCACAGAATGTCCGACATCGAAGTACATGAATACGAACACGAAAGGAGCAACGTATGAATTTCAACATTACTGCAGGCACCATTGCACGTACCGCCGTTCTGCTGCTGGCTCTGACCAACCAGATGCTGAGCGCCATGGGCAAGAGCCCTCTGCCCATCGAGAGCACCACTGTGGAGCAGCTGGTGACGGCTGGCATCACGACCATTGCGGCACTTGTCGCATGGTGGAAGAACAACTCCTTTACGAAGGAAGCCATTGCGGCCGACAAGGAGTATGACCGCTTGAAGGCAAAGAGCGGGAAGTAAAAATGATATTTTGGGCAGGGCAGGAGCGGAAAACGTGGTCCACACACGTATCCAACGCTGAATGTTTCTTCTGCACTGCCTGAAAATAATTCATCTGGCACTCACCGAAGGCAGGAACTGTCTGTATAACTCAAAATGGAGTGACCGGTAAGATGAAGAAAGCCCCTGCAACGATCGTTTATGGCTCTGAGTGGGAGCCGTGAGCGAAAGTTACAGGGACTTTTATTTTTAGAGGAAATGCGATATTATAAGAAGATTGATAATCAACAAGAGAACTGGACTCGATAGATGGCGAATGGATTTGGACGGAGCATTGTTTGGGTGGATTTTTTGGCAAAAATATATCGATAATACGAGCAAAATTCAACGGTACGGGGTTTGTACAACACCATCCACAGCATCCGTACCACATTCTGCACCGCAGACCCGGCCAGCGCTATCGTGGGCACGGAGATCACCGTTACTGCTGACGAACGCCCGGGCTACGTGTTTGACCGCTGGGAAGCCTCCGACGGCGTGGAGCTGACCGAGGACGGAAAGTTCACCATGCCCGATCATGATGTGACCATCGAGGCAAAGTATAAGCAGTACCACAGCATCGAAGTGTCCAAGGGCGTGGCCACGGACGCAGAGGGCAACCCCATTTCCAGCGCATTGGAAGGCACCGAGATCTGGATCGAGATCGACCGCGAACAGCGCAACCCGGACGAGTTCGAGTTCAAGCACTGGGAGAGTGGCCCGGAAGATCTGGAAATTGCCAACCGCAAGGCAGAGCGCACCAGCTTCACCATGCCGGACGAGGATGTGACCGTGGAAGCAAAGTTCCTGCACCTGCGTGAGATCACCGTCCATGACGGCACCACTTATGTGGAAGGCGAAGAGGGCGGCATCGCAAAGGCCGGCCAGACCGTTACCGTCAAGGCGGATGAGATCCCCGGCCTGAAGTTCGACCACTGGACGGTGGATTCCGGGAATGTTACGCTGACCACTGTGGACGAAGCAACCGGCGAAGCAACCTTTGAAATGGTGAACGAGCCTGTGGAGCTGACCGCCCACTACAAGGCAATGGTCACCGTGTTCAGCGTCCCGGCCAAGTTCAGTGAGGACACCGGCGAAGAGTCTGTGACCGAATGGGCAGATGTCGGTGAGATGGCAAACATCACCGCAGAAATCGACGAAGCAACCTTCCCCGGTATGGTGTTCGACTACTGGGAGATCGTGACCCCGGCAGACCTCAAGGCCGAGAACATCGAGGGCCAGACCATCGAGTTTAAAGTACCGAAGAGTGAAGTGAAGCTCGTGGCTCACTGGAAGAGCGACGCGCTCAACCCCAGTACTGACCCGAATGCTCCGTTGGACCCCGATTTCGACGTTGACCCCGTGGACGACGGCTCCGGCGCAGGCGGCGCAGGCGCTGCCATTGCCGCCGTGGCCGTTGGCGGTGCAGCCATCTGGGGCGGCTACGAGATCGCCACCCGCGTCATCCTGAACGGCCTCCTGCCCGAGGGCGCAGCCATCCCGGCAAACCGCGGCCAGCTGGCCCTGCTGGTGTGGAACACCGCAGGCAGACCCGAACCCGCAGGCGCACCCGCCTTTGCGGATGTGACCGACCCCGATATGGCAAAGGCCGCACAGTGGTGCACCGAGCAGGGCACCATGGATGCCAAGGGCGACCGCTTTGAGCCCGAAGGCTGGACCCCGAAGTTCAAGGTGATCGAAGTGTGGAATAAGGCGTTCCCCAAGCAGTAAAACAGCAAACAGCCCCCCGGCAGACGAAGACCTGCCGGGGGGCTTTGCTGTGCCTGCGGGCCGGACAACTGCAACAGAACCGGCACAAATCATGCTTTTCACGCTGCTTTTAGGGCGATTCACGCAGGTTTGCTTCCAAAATCCGGTAAAGTGTGAGATAATCAAAGTACCGTAATGCATACCCCCCCCCGTAATAATTTTCGCAAAGGAGGAACCCCTATGAAACGAAATATTTTGGCCCGGCGGGCAGCTTCCGCTGCGCTGGCAGCATGCATGATGTTCAGCCTTTCCGCCCCGGCTCTGGCCGCAAGCACCGATGCCCTGCTCCAGCAGAGCACCGCCGCCAAAAGCGCGGTGAGCGTGCTGGACGAAGAGAACGATATGACGGAAGAAACGGCGTATCAGATGAATCTCAAGAACGGCAGCATCAGAGTCTATATTGGGGAGGATCTTCAAGCTGTTCTCGCTGGGTCAGCCTGTCCGTTTCATCCGGGAGGAAAGGATGGTTCTTCTCTGTTTTATTCTTATCAGTCTTATTAGATTGCGATTTTGGCCGCACCTGAACTGCACTTTCGGCAGCACAAGAATTGCTGTTTGCACAATTCTGTATTTGCGCTTTTGGCAGTCCAGATGAAAAGTTCTTGACGTAGATCAAGCTGGGTCTGCCCAGCCCACGCCGTTTGCGTTCGATGAGGTCTGCCTGTTCTAGCTCCCGGAACAACTTGACCGCCTTGTGCTCGGCACAGCAGAGAGATTCCTGCACCTCCCGGACGGTGTAGATGATATACACACGCCCATGTTCATCCACCCAGCTATTCTTTGCAGACAGACTCATACGATCGAGCAGGATGCCGTACAGTGTCCGGGCATCCGTAGAGAGTTGCCGGAAACGGCTGTCCTGAAAGAGTGCTTTCGGTATGCGGAAGTAGGCGAACAGTTCACCTGACTGCCCATAGAAGTAGTCGAGCATCATTTGGTGTGGCCTCGGATTTTCAACTGTGAGTGTGTGATCATGTGCAAAACCTCCTTGTCTGATTTTTGCAAAAGAAAAAACGCACCTTCAATTTTGTGGAAACTGAAAGTGCGCTATGTAAAACTAATTCAATTATTCACGAAAGGATTCCAGATATTCGTCCAGCACTTCTACGTTCACCAGTGCAATGCGTTTCAACCGGACGACAGCGTGAGCATCCTGTGCGACTTGTCGGAAAGAGTTTTTGCCCATCGAGTAGAGGACTGCCCCTTCCTCGTAGCGAACGTATTTCTTTTTCTTTCCAGCCAGCAGTTTTTCCAGTTCAGGAACTTCAACCGAGTTTCGCTTATGTGCCAT